AACACTGCACAAAGTGCTAAAAGAATGCATTTTAACAGATAGTCAAAGGATCAATATCAAAAACGAAATAGGACAATTACAAGATGCGTTACAACTAGACGAAACAGGAGCTTTAGAAGTAGAATGAAAACAATTAAAGAAGCTAAAGAAATAACTGGTGGACTATCAAATCCATCAAAGATGCCCGGAAAAGCTTATTCAATACCTGCTAGCCGTTGCAATGTTGGAAGTAAACTTGCAAAGGTTAAAGGCTCAGTCTGCGAAGGTTGTTATGCATTAAAAGGAATGTATCGATTTCCTAATGTTCAAGATGCTTTAGAGAAAAGATATCAAAGTCTTGCTGATGAACGATGGGTTAATTCAATGGCTTTGTTGATAGCTAACCAATCCAAAGACTTTTTCCGTTGGCATGATTCAGGAGATATTCAGTCAGTTGACCATCTCAAAAAGATTGTTGATGTTTGCAAGTTAACTCCTAATACAAAGCACTGGCTGCCTACTAGAGAATACAAGCTTGTCGAGGAATATATCAATCAGTACGGCAAACTTCCAAGCAATCTTGTTGTCAGGTTATCGGCTCACAAAGTTAATTTCCCTGCTCCTGAAAAGCTTGCAAAACGATTGGGAGTACAAACTTCATCCGTGACAACTTCAAAGACTGATTTTACTTGCAAAGCTCCTAATCAGGACAATGAATGCAAAGCTTGTCGATTATGTTGGAATCCTAAAGTTGCAAATGTCTCCTATCTTAAGCATTAAAAAAACTAATTACTATACTATGAATGATATTGTAAAAACTCGATGGATTACCGCAAAATATTGGTATGTTGATTCTGAATTTACGACATTGGAAGATGCTATATTGACCTACCGCAAACTTAGAAAAGCTAGAAAACCAAATAAAAAAGTTATATCTAATTTATTATACCGCATTGGAAACGATTCCGATTGGATCAGTACAAGATAGAAAGTTAAAAAAATGAATAATTACGAAACGAAATGGACAAAAGACCAAGTATTAGAATACTTTGACTCGCATTGGGAGGTTACACTTGGTCAATTATCTCTACTTTCCGCTTGGTCAATATCTGATTTGAAGAAAGTATTAAACGAACTAGTAAACCATGAAACAAACGAACTAAGATGAGATGCCCAACAGCCAATAATTCTTGCAATATTAATGACTATACTATGAAAGAAAAAACCATAGACGAACGATTAAAAACCTACGCATTAGCACAAAAGCCATTTAATGGCGTTGAGAGCGTAGCGAACATAGACGACAGCTTAGATCGACACATGCAAAAGACTAGTAAGAAGCAGTTTGCAATTGTGTGCTTATTGTCTCCACTTGTCGCACTTACAGCTTGGTTATGGCTAATAATTCTAGCGATGAAAGAATCCTAATATATAACGAAAGAAAAACCTAATAAAATGAAAGTACATAGTAAACGATTGGATAAAATTAGATCAATAGAGAGCAGAATAACTTACTCTCGAATATGGTTTAATATATTTGATAAAGTTTGGAGCATCTCGTATTACGACTGCAACGCAGGCGATTGGATTGAAAACAATGGTTACATACTTGATAATTTTGAAACCAAAAAAGAAGCAATTGAATGGTGCAAACGATATAGAAAACCGTTTGAAGTAGAAACAATGAATGGCGACAAAATAACTGCCTATGAACCTTATTTAGATAATTTCAAAACATCCACTAAACCTTATATGGTTTTAACGGATGCCAACTAATAAAAACGAAAGAAAAACCTACTTATGAAAATTAAAAATACTTACGAATATCAATTTCCATCCTAAGGAGGAAAACTAATAACATGAATAAAGACTTAAAAACCGAATTTAATTTAACATATGACAAAGGTGATGCTTGGGGCAGTTGCATGCAATGGCTGTTTGCTGTTTGCGATTACTTGACATTTCAAACCGATGAATGCGTACCTGATGAATGGCAATTTAGACCTAGTCCTTTGGGGGCAGATATATTCTCTGACAATTACAAAAAACTTTTAGAGTTGAATGTACCTTCTAAGGATGTTTTACACTTTGGAAGCTTACTTGTCCGATTTAGTGAGATGTTAAAAAGGAAAGGCTTAGATTATTAAGATGAAACCATTGCTAATACTATTACTACTCTTAACCTTTGCGAGCTGTTCAATGAATCCTTGCAAGCGGAACTTATGTTGTCCAGAACCAGGTCATGGTGACTTTTGTCCGATATGTTCCACACCTATTCCACCTAAATGACCGATAAGACTTGTTTATCTTGTGGGCTTACTTTGTACGGATACGAACGGGAAGGTGATTACTGCCTTACGTGTACACAACAAATGAGACCGCACACAACCTATTATTCAACCATCGAAGGATGTATACGACAATCAACCAACAACCCTATAAATAAAACCGAGAACTATGAAGAAAATCCCACTAAAGAAGATCAAAGAAGCAGTTTGTAAAGTCTTTGATACCACTCCCGAAAAGCTACACGAACGAACCAAACAACAACCCCACGCATTAGCTAGGCAATTTTGTTATTACTACGCACGGCGTGGACGTTCTTACGTGTCCGTAGCAAAAGAGTTTAACCGATGTCACGGCAGCGTATTGCATGGTGTCCGTAAAATACACTTACTCAAGGATGCTGATTGGGAGATTAAATCGTACGTGTCCGCAATTGAGGAGGAATTATAATGGACGTAACCACATTATTCTGTTTGTTAATGATAGGAATAATAGGATTAGGATTTTTATACCATGACTGAGATACACCTTTACCCAACCGAGATGATTGAAGAACTAATGTTTTATATAATGCAGAATGAGATGAACGGAAAGCTTAACCCAGACCATCCGTTTATGGATTTATATGTCGAATTACAGAAGCTTCTTGACAAGTTACACAACGAGCGTAGGGATATGTACGTGTCCGTAGAAAATGATGAAGTAAAACAATGAACCGAAAGAAGATTACCTTTACCCACAACGAAGACCCGAACAATCGGAAGGAACGGACGACGTGGTACTTTAAAAGCGTTGAAGAGTTCCTAACTACGATGAAAGCACGTAAGAAGAACTTGTATCCGCATCTTGACATTGAGATCGTGTCCGTTGAAGACATAGAGGTTGATCCGTACAAGTCTGCATACGAGGAAGATAAAAGTTACAACTACAATGGATGATCCGTTAATAGAATTAACCGAGCACGAATCGCAGGACATAGCACGTATGGTTGCTAAAGGATACGATAGATTCTGGCAGGAGAATGAACTTACCATTGACATAAACGGCGAGGTCGTCCGAACCGACACGCCGCGACGACGTCCGAATACGTGGGTCAACTATATGAATGAAGATGAAAGAGAGGTTAGACGTGTCCGTAGAAAGTGAGATGAAAGCGTGGGGGAAAGCAACCTACCGCAAGTTTCAACAGTATTACCGAGAGAATGAACGTGGTAGTGAGTTAGAGAGCAGTAAGCGTATTCTTTCTAAGGTAGCTCCACAACTAGCACAACCAATAGCTGACTTTATGGAGCGGTACGGTAAGGACGGTATAAGTATGCCGTTATGGTTGTCTTTTATCGCTGATTTACACCCACAGATTGTTGCGCACGTGGCGTTGAAAACGATGTTTAATTATATCCCGACGTGTAATTCGTACACCCGTTTATCTTTTAATATAGGCAAGGAATACGAGAACATTTGCCGACAACGTGTAGCTGAAGAGACAATGCCTAAGAACAAGCTGTACGGAATCAAGGGTCGTAAGGGCGTGAAGGGTAAGATGATGAAGTTCTACACGGAAGAACGGAATAACCGACGCTTTGAAGTATGGGAACGACGACACAAGATAGCATTGGGTGCGTGGTTATTGGGAGAGATCGTAAAGCACACTGGATTGTTGGAGGTACGGTTGGAACACAGCGGAAAGAAGAAAATAAAAGTGATACACCTGTCTGCTGAGTTCACTGATTGGACACGACGCTTTGACTATTGGAAAGAAACTATTGATCCGTTGCGTATGGCATTACCACACAAACCAGTTGATTGGACGGACTACTATACTGGTGGGTACGAAACCTTCAACGACTCGTTCGTATTGAACAAACCAAATAAGGCACACTACGAGTTCTTTGAGATCAATAAGATGTACACGTCCGCAAACAACGTCCAACACATACCTTGGCAGATTAACAAGAAGGTATTGGAAGTTGCGCAGAAGCTATGGGACAACGAACGTTTACCGAAGTACAACGAAGTACCAATGCAACCGTATTTAGAGAACGGACACGAACGACCAGATGAATTACGTGCGTGGAAGTTTAAGCAAGATAAGATTCGACGACTGAACGAAGCATCTCGTACTAAACGCTTGGTACACATGAAGTTACTACACCTCGGTAAGAAGTACGCGGAGTGGGATGAGATGTATTTTCCAATGCGTGTGGATTACAGAGGTAGGTTATATTACACGCCAGCGTATCTGCACCCACAAGGTAACGATCTAGCTAAAGGTTTGTTATTATTTAAGAACGGACAACAGATTGTGGACGAGGACGATCTTGAACGTCTGTTAGTTCACGGTGCTAACTGTTGGGGAATCAAGGGTAGTATAGAAGATAGGTTGTATTGGATTGGTAAGCATCAGAAGTGGCTACTGGAGACAGCAGAAGATCCGTATGAAAATGACTGGTGGACTGAAGCGAGTGAACCCTTTGGATTCCTTGCGTTTTGTTATGAGTATCAACAGTTTACGAAGGAAGGTTATGGTTACGTGTCCCACTTTCCAGTGCGTATGGATTGCAGTAACAATGGTATGCAGATACTACACCTTTTGTTACGTGACGAAGGACTAGCTAAACACTGCAACCTTGTACCTGACCAACCACCCGGTGATATGTACCAATGGGTAGCTGACCTTGTGTACGAACGATTGAAGGAACAAAGCAAGGAGAACTACATAGCGTCTCAGTGGTTTC